CATCCAGGGCGAGAGATCCGTAAAGGAAGCAGGGATCACATATCTCCCGCTGACCGACGGAATGATCAAGCTGGCGCAGGTGAATACAACCGTGGCCGCCGCGATCTATGATGCCTACAAGTTGCGCGCTGTTTTCTACAATTTCGTGGAAGAAACCACCGAGGCCGTTCTTGGGCTAATGAATCGAAAGCCCGCTCATATCGAGCTACCGGACAAGCTGGAAGCGTATAAGAAGCAGATAACCCCAGACGGGTACAATATCGATACGCTCTTGCGCTACATCAACCGGCAACAGGTCGAGCTCGGGCGCGTCGGGGTTCTTGCGGACATCAAAGAAAACGCAACCTCAAAGGACTTGCCGTATGTGACCACGTACGACGCTACCCGCATTCTCGACTGGGAGTCCGAGTTCAGAGAAGGTGAAGAGGTGTTGACGTACCTCGTGCTTGATGAATCGGGAATGACGAGATCCGAAACGGGAACATGGGAGCTGAGCAAGGAATACCTTGTATTGCTCCTCGACGAAGCAGGCATCTACTCTCAGTACACGGTCACTGATGAGGACCGGGTGACAAAGACGCCCGACGAAAGTTACGATGCGATTCAGCCATCGATCGCGGGTCGGACGCTGAAGAAAATCCCATTCGTGTTCTTCAACAGCCGCGATAATAAGTCGTGTGTATCAAAGCCGCCATTGCTGTCGATTGCTGATCTGAGCTTGTCAGCGTACCGCCAGGATGCGGACTACCGGTCTGGCCTGTTCTTTGCTGGTCAGGCTACGCTTACAGCGGTGGGCGTCGAGAAGAAGGATGCCGACAACATGGTCGTAGGATCGCACTCCGTATTGCACAGCACAAATAAGGATGCCAAGTTTGGCTACGCGGAGACATCCGGGCAATCATTGAATGCAAGCAAGGCTGCAGTGGATGACCTGAAAAACGAAGCAATTCGCCGTGGCGTAGCATTCATTGAGCAGGGTGTAGAATCGGGCGTTGCCCTCGAGAATCGCCTGAACAGCAAGACGGCCTCCGTGAAGACCGTCGTTGCGGCTGGTAAGTCAGGAATGGATAAGCTAATGGAGATCATTGCTGAATGGACTGGAGCCAACGCAAGCGGAGTGATCATCGAACCGAATACCGACTTTATCGAGGACAACACGACCGCGAAGGATCTTGTCGACTTGATGAGTGCGAAGGGTCAAGGCGCTCCGATCTCTGAAGAGTCGATCCACGCATGGATGAAGGATCGGAAGTACACCGTTCTCGATTACGATGATGAGAAGGCCTTGATTTCCGAGGAGCTGCCGCCGATGCCGTCGCCGGTCGTTACGCCTGTTCTCGATGCATAGCGTTGTGACATTTTTTTAAACGAGGGATATCTGATATGAATGATTTCGAGGACATTTTAGACCTGCTCGTGAGGCATCGGATCTTCTTGACCCGCCTGAGCGCAGAGCAGGGCGTTCGGATAGGTGTCATTCTGAACCGGAACAACCGAGATCACGTTGCAATGATTCGCGAGCAACTCGAAGACCTCGTTGAGATGAATAAGTTCACCAGCCAGCAAGTGAATGCGCTCGGCAAGCTTGAGTCCGATCTTGCGGACGCTCTCGATACGGATTATGCAGATGCACAGGCGTGGTACGTCAAAGAGCTTGATGAACTCGTGACCCATGAGATAGCGGCCTCTGAGAAGATAGTAAAGTCGGCACTGACGCTCGATCTTGCAAAAACCACATCATTACCCACCCAGACGGCACTCAATCGCCTGACAGCCACCACGCCCTACAACGGGTACCCGATAGGGAACTGGTTCAAGGGTATGGAATCGTCAGAGATCAATCAGGTAATGGCTCGGGTCAGAAGCGGTATTGCAAACGGCGACACGATCCAAGACATGATTCGCGGGATTCGTGGTACGCGCGAGTCGGGATACACCGACGGGATTATGAAAGGCTACACCACCCGCCAGGCCGAGACCCTTGCGCGGACGGTAACCAACGGCGTCAGCAATGCCGCACAGCAGGAATATTACAAGGCCAATGAATCCCTGATCAGTCACGAGGTTTACACCGCCACGCTCGACGGCAGAACGTCTACCATTTGCGCGTCACTGGACGGCACGCGGCACAAGGTTGGGGAAGGACCGGTCCCTCCGCTTCACCCGAATTGCCGCTCCGTTCGGGTGCCGGTGACAAAGTCGATGGCCGAAGAAGGTCTAATTGGGGACCGCCCATACGTTCGCGATGCAGATACCCGGCGCGAGCGGAATATTCGTTTTCGAGCAGAGGCCCACAAAGAGGCTGGTGACGAGAAGTGGAAGGCCATGTCCGTTAGGCAGCGTGATTCAGCGATCAGGAAGCAGCGCATAGAATGGAGTAAGGCGAATGTCGGACAGGTATCCGCGAAGACCAGTTACGAGACGTGGCTCAATAGGCAACCCGCTTGGTTTCAGAAGGAAGTGCTCGGAAAGACTCGCTATGAATTGTTCTCGAAAGGCGACCTGAAACTTAGTAGCTTTATTGATCATAACAACCAGCGGTACACGTTGGAGCAGTTGAGGAAAATCGAAGGAGCGGCCTTTGAGAAGGCTGGAATAGGAGCATAACCATAAGGGAAAGCTATGGCGCAAATAACGATATACCGAGGGCATCGCGTTAAAGATGCGACAGGGAAGAGAACGCCGTTCTATGTGACAAGCAAGGGGGAGATCTATTGCGACAAGGACGGGTCAGTCCGGCATCTAGGCGATATAGAGAAGGACGGCACGATCCGCCCACGCCAGAGATTTAGAGAGCGCTATCCAGATCTATTAGCAGAGTTCTTCCCTCTTACGGGGGAGCACCAGCAGAAAGGCCGCAAGACAGCGCAACAGAAACCGGAGAGGGAAAGTAGATGAAATTCGTATATGGAAGCAAAACGGAAATACCTGCAGGGCTAGAAAGCCATTATAAAGAAATCAACGGTAAGTGGTATCTTCAGTGCAAAGGCGCAAAGCCGCAGGATGAGTTCGAGACTGTTCAGAACTCGCTCATAGCGTCCCGTGCGGACACACAGAAGTACAAAGATATTGTCGGGAAGTTCGGGCAGCACACGCCGGAAACTCTCGCGACACTCGAAGAAGAGATTGCAGGACTGAAGGCCGGAAAAGGTGACATCGAGGCGCAGGTTGCGGCCATGGTTGAGGTTCGCACCGCTAATCTTTCTCGTGATCTTGCAGCCGCCAAGCAGAAGGCGGACAAAGCGGAAGGTGATTTAGGCACCATGAAGGGCGAATTTAACAAGAGCACGATTGAGATGGCCGTAATGAATGGAGCATCGGGCAAGGTTCGGGATTCGGCGCTTATCGATGCGAAGCTACACGCCGGGCTTGACCTAGAACTGAATGAAGCTGGTCTTGCGGTCACAAAGGAGTCATGCGCTCTCGGCGCTGGCCTGACCGTCGATCAGTGGCTCGGGAAGAAGCTAGAAACGATGACTCACTGGGAGCCGGAAAGTCAGAGCGGATTATCGAAAGGGCGCAAGGGCAAAACCTCGACCATTGACAATCCGTGGGCGAAAGACACGATCAATGTCACTCAGCAGCACCAGATCTTGGCCGCGGATCCGGCTAAAGCGGCAGCACTACAGTCGGCAGCAAGCCAGTAGGCAGGCGGCAAAGATAGTCCTTGACAGGTCGTGTAGAAATATGCGATCTGTTTTTGCGTACGCAGGGCAATGTGTCAGCGTATTATGTGCGAGTGTAGCTCAGTGTTAGAGCAACGATCTTCCAGACCGTGCGCGTTGGTTCGATTCCAACCACTCGCTCCATTTGATCTCGGGCGCCATGGGCGGCGAGGCTGTTTATTAAAATGAACCGCTGAGCTAAAGTCTCGGCTCAAAAAGGAGATCAATCATGCCCACACGCTTGTCAGATCTAGTAATCGTACCCGAACAGTTCAATGCTGGAATGATTCAGCTGTCTCTCACGCTCGACGCGTTTATCGCTTCCGGCGTAGCATTCATCGATCCCGAAGTAAACGCTTTCCTTGCGTCGGCAATTGCCGGTGATTCATTTAGCAAACGATTCCTTCGCCCTCTCGGTGATACAGAATCAAATCTCTCGTCCGACGACCCTGCGGTTGCTGCGGTGGCGAAAGCACTTTCCGGCGGAAAAGAAACACTCGTCCGCCAGTCTCGTAACGAATCATGGTCATCCATGGATATGGCGGGCCAGCTTTACGGTTCGGATCCTCTCGGCGCTGTTCAGTCTCAGCTCGCGAAGTATTGGACCACCCAGCGCCAGCTCATCCTCATGAATTCGCTTGTCGGTATTATCGCTGATAACGTTATCACGAATTCCAGCGACATGATTTCGGACATCACTGGCGATGGTGATGGAAAGATCACCGGCGAAGGCTATATCGATGCACTGCTCACGCTTGGCGACAAAATGGGCGGAGTTGCGGCGATCGGAATCCATTCGATCGTTTATGGAACACTGCTAAAGCAGCAGTTGATCGACTTTATCCCGGATGCGGACGGTCGCGAAACGTTGCCTACTTACATGGGCAAACGCGTTATTCTTGACGATGCGATGCCAGTAGACACGACTGGCACCCCGATCTTCACCAGCGTGCTGTTTGGTGCTGGATCCGTCGCTATGGGTAACGGTGCCGCAAAGGTTCCTGTCGAAGTTGATCGCGATCCTACGGCCGGTGATGGTGGTGGACAGGAAACAATCTTTTCCCGCGTAGAGCTTGCCGTTGCCCCCGCAGGCTTCAGCTATACCGCCGGACTTGGTACTGAAGGGCAAAGTCCTACGTGGGCCGAGCTCGCATCCGCTGCAAACTGGAAACGTCAGTACGAGCGCAAGCGCATTCCTATGGCATTCCTGAAGACTCTTGGTTAGTGGCCTTTGGCCAGCTCCGAAAGTCCCGCCCCTCTGATTGCTTTCCCGCATGAGGGGCGGGCGTTTAACCACGGAAGTAGAACCAGCAAAGAGGACTTATAATGTCAGAACTAATTCTGAGAATTTTTGGCACACCATCCGAAAAGCTGAAAGCGCTAATGCTGGACGTAGATGCGGATGACGTAAAAGCAGCAGCTACCGCTCTCGGCATCGAGAAGGCTGCAAACGGAAAGACCGTGGCTCGCGCAAGTCGCTATGACCTGGCTTTGGAGATTCTGAAGGTTGAGCGGTCAATCATTGACGAGGTGGTCAACCCGCAGGAAGATGAAGTCACCGGCACTGAAGCCGAGCCCGAGGTCCAGGATGAAGCCGGAACGGAGACGCCAAGCGTTATTGAAGCAACCGATCCAGAAGCAGAGCCCGAAACAAAGCCGAGGACTAAATGCCCATTGCAGGCTCAGTACATTGCTGTGTCGAAGGCAAAAGCTGTATACGAAGCCGAGCAAGCGACGCTTAAAAAGCTGATTGACAAGCGGGCAGGGGAAAGAAAACTTACTCACCACGAACTGCTAATGAAGGTTAAGAAATCGCGGCAAAATAACTAATCTGTATGCGCCGATGAAAGTCGGTGGAATTTGTGTTTTATCAGGAGGGAAAAATTATGTTGAAACGTGGACAAGTTGGATCCAGATCACTCAACGCGGCGGTGCTGTTTAATCCGGAGATTGTTGGATCCGCCCCGGTCAATGCAGTCGCATCGGCTGGTGTGTTGACACTAGACACTCAACCGATCGTAGGTAAAACTATGACCATTGGCACGACCGTCTACACCTTCACGACGGACGGAACGGCGGCGTCGGCTGGCGAGATCGACGTAGGCGCTGACCTTGCGGACGCAAAGACGCTCGTCATTGCAGCGATCAACGGCACCGATGGGAATAACGACGCGAATGCGTTTGCTTCAGCCGGTGCTTTTGCTGGAGACGATCTCCCGGTGACCGCACTGGTCAAGGGGGTTGCCGGTGATGCAATTGTAACCACCGACACGCTAACGGGTGGAACAAATGGCTTCGCAGCGGCTACCCTTGGAAGCGGAGTTGACGGAACAGACGCCGAATTATGGGCAACGCGTTGGTACAATGGCAAACTGTACCTGAATGTGTCACCGGTTAGTGATCGTGGTGTGTTGACGGATACATGGTATTCGCTCGACGGAACTATTGTGTCATAAGTCGATGACGAATCTTATATCCAACGTGGCCGAAATGAAAGACGTCCTCCTCAGTCCATCGACAGGGGCGGCCGTCGCGGCTACAACGATCACGAGCGGGGTCTCAACACGGTTTGACTGGATCCCGGGTGATATCGGATTGCTCTCGTCACTCGTCGGCGCAACACGGTCTGCTGTGCTGATAGTCACGCATGTGCTGAAGTTTTATTTTGATACACGAAAGCGGTTCTCAAAAGAAAAAGGATAAATATGAAAAAGCTAGTATTGATAGTGTCTTGTATGTTGCCATTGCTGGGCTGTGCCTCGCTGACAGACCACATCGTACCCGGTCGCGCACCGGATGATGCCTTGAGCTACATCGACGGAGATGAAGTGACGAAGAGCGGCATGTTCGGCTTGTATACGTGCAAGGCTGATTTGTTGCTGATAAAGGACAAGGTCGCCACGGCCCGTCAGCGAAGGGTGCTATCATTGCAACAGCAGGCTGATTCAGATGGGCTTAACTACGGAATAGCCACACGAACAATTGATAAATCTATATCGGTTGCGAGCGATCTGCAGCGAAACTATATTGATCCGGCGGTTAACGGGACCGCGGCTGGATTAATGGGTTTGCTGGGGCTTGGTGCAGGCGCTCGCTTTATCAAGCGCCCTAGCGATATACCGATAAAAGAACACGAGGATAAGGTTAAGCAAGCCGCGAATCCCGTAATCAGTAAGACCGTTTATGCAGCAGATGAATAAAACAACCACATCGCCACGATTCCGAACGGACCGGAACTACAGGGCTCACGCTGCGCAGTCTCACCGCATAATGCCGTCAATATCTCCTGATAAGTATGATCAGAGGATAAGGTTTGGCGTGGCTCCAGAGACCGAAAACGAGATGAACGATACTCGTGACCCGCTAATCGTTACGGATCGGGCTAGGTATAGCGGCAACGCTTGCATAGTTCTCGACGGAACTGGCGACTATATTTCAGGGCCGCCAATCGGGACTGTATGCACGGATAATATTATCCAGTGCTATATAAATCTTAGGACACACGACGCCACAAGAAGCGTTATTTTATCAGGGCGGTCATCTATTGACCCTGGCACAGGCCCACATTTAGCCGTTACAAGTGCTGGGAATCTGAACCTATTTTCTGGCGGAGGATTGGCAACGGCAAATAATACGCTAACAGATATCGCTCTTAATACGTGGTATTGTGTATCCGTTTCGTGGAATGCCACAAGTTGCACCTACGAAACAACCAACCTAGAGACAGGGGCGGTTGCAACAAATACGTTACCTATCGTTCTGCCGGTTAGCTTTATTGCTGGGCAGGATCTATATTGGGGACGGCTTACAAATGCATCCGCATTCTATTTTGACGGTTTTATGTCGGGCGCAAAAATTATATGCGATTCTACGATTGATCGCTTTTACCCGTTGGCGGAAACAATTGATGATTTTGCACTGACTAAGGTTTATGATGCGTCTGGATCGGCGAGAGATGGGACAATTGTTACTACGAGCGGATTATCTACGATGCGGACATCTGACTATTATGCTCCCGCATGGAATATGATGCTTGGATTTTCCGAGGTAACAACATAATGGACTATTCCAAATTTAATAAATCTAACGGATTGCCATATGCGTTCGTCGAACTCACCTCCGATCAGATGCAAACAACGATTCCGGTCGGAGCTAAATGGGGAACTAAGGATGACGGGACTCAGAAAACAATCGATGAGTTTGTCATAATGAGAACATGGAACTTGAATGGGTCCAAATGCCTAATCCTGCTTTGCGCGATGGAAGCGCCAACTATGCGTCAATATCCGGTAAATACAAATGATCTTGACGATTGGGCCACGTACCTGTCGGCTATCCTTGGCATCAGTTGTGATAACTGGCTTACCAATTCCGAATATTTAAAAAGAACAGAATCGGGCGAATACAAGCTGGGTGAATTATAATGGC